CCTTTAAATGCCCTAAGCGACCGCGTAAGCCGCTCAAGACAACCAAACCTATGAAGAAAATAGGCAAGGTTGGCAAACAAACGGCAAGCGCGGTCGCTAAGTGGAAGCGGACAGTAAAACCAAATCACGAGGGTTATTACGAATGTTACATTTGCGGCCGATGGGTTGAATACAATATGGCCGAACACGTGAAGAGTAAGGCGAGACATCCCGAACTCCGCACAGATTATCACAATTTAGCGCCAGTATGCGCGTCTTGTAATGAGGCAAAAGGAAGTCATGACAACTAGGAGGGTTTATGGCAGGAACAAGCGAAGGCGGCAAGCGAGCCGCAGAAACTATTAAGCAAAAAGATAAAAACTTCTTTGCCGAGATCGGCCACTTAGGTGGCAAGGCAGGCGGCGGAAAAGGTGGCTTTGTCACCATGACACCGGAAGAACGACGATCGGCAGGCGCTAAAGGCGGCAGTCGCCCGAAGTCTGAGGAAACGCGGGCTAAAATGCGCGCAGGCCATGCTAAACGGAAAGCTGCGCTACTCGCGCAACTACGAGAGGGGGAGCCGAAGAGTGAAGTCTAGTCCACTCGACAAGTTCAAACTTCATTTTGAGGATATTAAATCAACGCATAAGAAACGTATTCACGCGTTACTTTTGCACCTAGTAACGAGGGCGAAGAAATGACAGCAATTTTAGTAATGATGGCAGGGATCACGGGCTTTTTCATAGGCATTACCGTGACGATGCGACTAGCAAACAGCTTAATTAACCAGATGATAGACCTGTTTGATTCAGAACAATTCTATGCAGAGCTTGACGATCAACTTAGTTACGCGAAGGCAGACAAGAAGGCAAAGCGATGACCAACCGTCATAAACGCTGGCTAACATATGAAGTGTTGGCAACTATCATGCTAATCGGGGCTATTGCATTAGTACCGAAGATGCCTACCTGGAAGTATTTTCTCTTGGGTGTTTGCATCGGGCTTTACGCTCAATTTCGCATTAGTCAGGACAGACTATGAACACGCTGAAATGGGAAGCTGTGAAGTTCGTAGCCTACTCAATCGTAGCGATATTCATTCTTATGTATATGAATGTGTTGAAGGTGTGATTATGGCGGATTTGCAAGACTCAACTAAGCCTACAGTTAGTGGCAACCAAGTCGATAACCTCATAGAGGAAGTGATTGAGTTGTGGAATGAATACTTGGACTATAAACAAGAACAGTATATTGAGAACTTCCGAATCCAGGACCGTGTACGCGAAGATTATTTCGATAAGGTTAGTCTTAACTCAGGAGGATTCATACCGAACCCACCCGTTGTTACCTCTGTGCCTGAGTCGTTCCCTGATTTCATGAACTGGTTAAAACGCCACAGAGTTACCGACTTGGCTAGTACAAACTCTAAGCCACCTCAGACGGATACAAAATCCGCAAAGGAGGCATCATGAGCGAACACATCTACACCAAACCCAATATTAAAGAACTCATGAGTGAAGCACTACGAAGAATGCTCCCACAAGCAGAAGAAGTAGAGATAACCCCAGCAAGTATACAGTTCTATAGAACAGGAGAAGAAGATGAGCAATAACCGTAAACGCTGGTTAGCATATGAAGTATTAGAAGCAATTGTTATATGTGGGGCTGTAGTATTGGTACCGAACATGCCTATGTGGAAATACCTTGTCTTAGGCCTATGTTTTGGGCTGTACGCAGGTCTTAATATTCGCCAGGACAGGCTATGAGTGAAAAAGTAATCAACTTAATACCGCGCTTAATCGACTACCACACGAAAGCAGCAGACTACCACGAACAAGAAGCAGAACTCAGTAGAACCCTAGCAGGCAGACTAGCAGTCCACTACTCAGGACAGTTACAACTAGAGATAGAGGAGACACAGGAATGAGAGAGCTTAAATTCCGCGCATGGTTCCCTAAAGAACACTACAGCGAACCACACATGGCATATTTGGATATAAACGATGACTTCGGCGGCAAATCTGCTACATGGCAACTTCGCAACTTGCAGCATCCCAAACCAGACGGCCCAATCTATATGCAATACACTGGCCAGAAAGACAAGAGCTTTAATCGGATAGAAATTTACGAAGGTGACTTATTTGGAAAATCTGATAGTGATGGAGTTGAAGTTTTTGGTGAGGTTTACTTTGATACCGACTTTGCTGGCTTCTGTGTTAAATACCCGAACGGCGGCTGGACGACATTAGGTGAACACCTCTTGGAAAAACAGAATCACCGTGAAATTATTGGCAATATCTATGAGAATCCGGAGCTACTGAAATGACCATTAATAACCTGAAAGAACTAGCTATATTGTGTCTCATAAGCAAGATGCCTCCAGAAGACTTTAAGAAAGTACTGGAGCTATTATGACCACTCAATCATTCCAAACCACCTACCCAGAACTTACAGAAGGCCAAATCCGTATGCTGCATCGTGAAATTTGTAGTGAGGTTATCGGAGCTGACGACCCATCATTAAATACCTATGTGAATTTCAGCAATGGCACGATAACCCAAACAGGCGAAATCAATAAGTTTAAAGCGGAGCAACGGAAACGTCTAGCAAGCTATCTAGGAGTTGAGCAACGCCAGAAGCTCAGCCAATACGGAGGCAGCGATGAGTAACAAGCAATTCTCGCAGTACCGCAATGCTCAGACAAATTGTGACCATTCCAAACATACCGAAACACTTGGTAACACGAACTGTTGCTTCTGCGCAAAGTTAATGGCCGTACTCTGTGAGCGGAACGATATTACAGGAAGTGAATTTGTCGAGCAATACGGACAATGGCTACGAATACAGCCCGACTTCATCGAAGCGATGAATAAAGTAAAGGCTACGCTATGAGTAAGTATGACTTAACGCCTGGTGACAAACGCAGGATTATGTTCAATCGAAGATTCGAGGCTAACTACCAGGCAATCAAAAGGTCACTGAATGAGCGACTCTACAGTGAGCTTACTGATGAAGAAGAAGCCGAGTGGAAGTTATCACAGCGGCTTGCTCAGACCGATAGCCAAGATAAGCCAGGCAAGAACGCTAAGGAGCTGCTATGACCTCACTACCTAATCCAGATGACGAGCTAGAAGCTGCAATAGAGGGTCTACGAAACATCCTATGGGGAGTAGGGAGCGGCGAGCTTCCGTATTCAGCAGGTTCTATGAAACTAGCGCAAAAGGTTGAAGCCCTCATAAAATCAGAAAAACAAGCCCTCCTCGATACCATTCAGGCAGGAGTGCCGGAGAAAGATACCGAAGAATACCTAGAATTTGCCAGCCAACAATATGCCGAAGGCGGTAATGACATGATTGACCAATTTAACGCAACTATAGAGGATGTAAGGAGGGAAATAAATGGCGGATAAGCATGAGCACAACCACATAATTCCAAAAGACTATCTGATAGTGGACGTCACCTACAACCATTCACCAGCCAAGAAGATGATACTTACCAAGCTACGCTGTGTGTGTGGACACGAGGTAGAAATATGAAATGGCAGTGGGAAGACTTTGGTCAATATGTTGAAGTAATGCTGCTTACTGATAGCAAAGAGCATTATGCTGGCGATGAATGTTGGTGTAACCCTGTAACTACAACCGAACCTGATAGCAGGCCGCTAATAAGCCACAATGCAGTTACCGACTTGCAGCCCTCAGACCCAGACACCAACTCGGAGCAGGCTGAGGCGCACTAGTCCGCCCCACTAACTAAGGAGAATATAGATGACCAGTATCTGTCAAAACTGTGGAATGAGTTTTCAGTCCTTACATGTACCAAGTCATGTTTGTGGAGTTAAGCAGCTATGACCGACGTTGTGGCAGCACTAAGGAGGATATAACTATGAGTAAGCTAGATAAATACACAGACAGAGGCTTTAAGTGGTATAAGCCCGTAGGCAAAGTTACTGTTTATGAATCAAGTTCTGCTGAACAAGCAAAACTATGGATAAAGATTGATGATGGCTCCGAAGCTATAACAGATTTAACGCTCTCACAAGCACTTGAGTTATCTGAAACCCTCTCCGAAGCAGTACGGAATCATTATCAGGAGCGGCTATGAGCACACCAAGCAATGATGATTCATGGGTAGAAGAAGTGCTGTTACAAGCAGCTAATCCCGTTGATTTACGGAGAACCTATGGCGACCGCTATTCAGAATTTATTGAACGCAATAAAGATGTACCGAGGATAAAAGACGCCGCCGCCGAAATACGCCGCCGGATGGTAGAGGCCGAGGTACAACGCACACTAAATGCTTTCACGCAATTAAAGCAAGCCAGAATTAACCACACTCTATCTGTTCACCCTGACGATTGGATGCGTGAAGTTGATTTTATTGATATGGAAATGAACCGACAATTAGCAGAGCTGAAACAGCAGGGAGGGGAATAGAGATGATAATTACTCTTCATAAAACTTGTAGTGAATGTTTGCCCCATATATGTAACTACCACACCGGCCATCCCCACTTAGGAGAACACAAACGAAAGATATCGAACTTATACAGAAGCAAGAAGGGAGATGTATGAGGCTGGTTAAAACTATATTCATATACGTACAATATTGGGGTTTTCTTACTTGGAAAGAAGCATGGGAGGAATCGATGCTATGAGTAGCTTTGCAGGTTATTGCTACTGGTGCGAGAAACCAGTCATGCACAAGACGCTATTCGGCACACTGCACCTATGCCTCACGGATGAAGAAAAAGCCCTCAAGGTACGCTTGCAGCAACAAGGTAGCGGACTAGTTGGCAATAGACTTCAGAAGTTGACACAAGGTCTTGCGGGGCAGCCCTATGCACCTAAGAAGGAGAAGATATGACTACCTCACCGAACAAAGACTGGTTAGATGAAATACTAAAAGGTGCTGCCGCTACTTACATGGATGATGACTCATTCCAGATATTCGGAGAGCCAAAATCAATCACATTTCGACAAGCCAGGGCAGCCATACAGCAGCACATAGTAGAGGTACTGAAAGATATTCGTTGCAAAAGTGATTGGGGAGACGGCTCTCCTAACTATTTAGACCAGAAAATTAAGCAGTACGACCCTACATATGATGTGCGCCTGGAGATAGATAGAAGAGACGCTGAACTCCAAGCGGGCCAGGAGGGGGAGTATGAGCATTAAGAACTTTATGGAAGAAGACCATCCTGCCATGTTTGTTAGTCCTGATGGCAAGATAGGGCGTATTGGTGGGGTAAGCTTTGTCCGTATTCACGTATATGTCAAAGAAGCACCACGCTGGATACCAGATAGAGTATGGTACTGGTTAGCTGACAGAATCACGCACACTGTAAACGAAAGAATGGAGAAGTAAAATGAGTGACGTAATATTTGTAATATTAATTCTGTTTATACTGATCGCTATTACAGACAAGCCATTGGCAAAACGCGCAGTAAATCAGATTAAACTAGAATTTGTCCGTCTCGTAGAGTGGAGCGAGAAACGAAACAAAGATTAGCTATAATAGTCTTATGCCAGAAGACATGCTAGCTTTCTTTTGGGTCAGGATTGATCCTTATCGGTGGTAGATTGCCAGACTCCTTTAATTCCCGACAATCACGACACATTAGTAGCGAAAGCAGTGTAGTGACGCCTGGCTCTTCCTTTGTTACCATAACCGGTACAGGACCGACCGCTTCTTTTTCTTTGCACACCTGGCACTTCGATTTCATAGTATCCTCCTATAACAATTATAATGGGTTTGTACCCCAAGTACATGTTGTAAGATTTTACTACATAAAGCTTAAGCAATTGCATCGGATATTGCGGAGGTATACACTAGCTCACTACTAATTCACAGGAGGCATTATGCCAAAGCCAGACACTACTACAATAATTCAGATTAGCGCAGGGTCGGGACACACGCGCACAGGACAAATACCCGTAGTTTTTGGACTAGGAGATGACGGTATCGTATACATACTGTCAGGGGGAGTGTGGGAAGTATACAATTCATAGTGTGTAAAATCTAACAGACTAAATAAAGTCTTGCCCGTATACTCGGGAGTCATCGTGATAGGAGGACGACAATGCGAACATTACATGATACATATCCGTCCAGCTGGCACGAACTCAGAGAATACGGTATGCAGGGCGAGCATGACGTATTGTTTAACTACCGGGTTCGGTTAGCTTAACAATTCAATCACGCGATTCGGGAAACGGCCTAAGATCATAACTCTCAGGTCGTTTTTCTTTGCTACAATAAACTAACCTCCGGCAGTTGCTACTTCTGTAGCTCGGTTCTGTCGGGGGCTTTTTAATTTAGGAGATAATAATGAGTTCAGATGATAAGTTGCGGAAACTATTAAGTGACGAAAACCAGATAAAACACTGTTGTGGTCAGCTAGGCACAAGAGACATTGAAGGTGACATAAAGCTTATTAAGCAAGCCTTGTGGGGTGATAGTAAACTCATGACCGGAAAGAGTGGTATGAGCGGTTTGTGAAGTTAGCTAATGAAGTACATCCTTATACACCGATCGAAAGTCCAAGAGAATTTTCTATTGTCTTAGCCAGACGTGCCGCAGGTATAGAAAAAGAACGCTAGTGTTCGTGCTGCTTGTTCGACTTATGACTTAGAGCGAGAACAGTTGCTCTAGTACGGCGTATATCACAGCCTAGCGTCCTTGGTAAGTCAGGTCTATTCGGTTATTAACATGACTGATCTTACATATACATATTAGCACAAGTACTATGTATTGTCAAGCGTAAGTGTTATAATGTAGTCAGCTAACGGGGGAGGATTCTCGTGTCAGCTCCTTGGGCGAGGAAAGAACAATTCTTTCTATGCCTCAAGCAGACAACCCTCAAGATAAACACCCAGGCGGACGACCGCTTAAATTCGAAACAGTTGAAGATCTACAGCAAGCAATAGAAGAGTATTTCGACTATTGCGATAACCGCATTCAACACGTTTACAGTCCAAAGCAAGAAAAAGTTATAGAAGTAATTGATCCTGCGCCTTACACGATGAGCGGCCTAGCCCGTCACATTGGTTTAAGCCGGCAGGGTCTTTTAGATTACGCAAATCGTGATCAGTTTCTTGACGCTATAAAAGCTGCAAGAGAGAGAGTTCACGAAGATGTCGAATCACGCCTGATGGAGAAGAACGCAACAGGCGCTATCTTCAATTTGAAAAATAACTTTGGCTGGAAAGATAAGACTGAACAAGACGTTAACCATAGTGGGGAGGTGAGTTTCGTTAACGATGTGCCACGGCCCGAATAACTCTGTGTGTGGGAGGGCTACGGATAATAAATTATCCTCGCCCAACGTAGCCCAACCGCATGTGGAGTTAAAGGGATGTATTGCGAGTCAACATTTTGTAAGCGTGAGATATTCCCCGAAGACATAGAGGGATGGTGTTTCTTTTTAGATGAAGCAGGTAAACGACATTACTATCATCGTGAATGTTCTGAACGAGAGGAACTTGAATATATTGCGTTTCTGGAGGGATTAGGTGAGTAAACAAGTTAAAGTACCTGATTATACAGCTTCAGAGCGTCAGACAGTCTTTCATAAAGCGGTAGCTGATGAGAAGTTATATGGTGGTGCTGCAGGAGGGGGAAAGACTGCCGCCATTGTAGCCGAAGCTGTCACACTTGCACTACAATACCCTGGAATTCGAATAAATATGTTTCGCCGCACCCGACCTGAGTTAATGGGAACAATACACCCGGAGATCATGAAGCAGACTGCAGCATACATCAACGCCGGACATATGACATGGAAAGGCCAAGAAAACAGGTTCGTTCTTACTAACGGTTCAACTATTATTCTGAACTACTTAGACAATGCCAATGATGTGTATCGCTATCAGGGAGCTGAAATGCCGATAATTGCTGTTGATGAGCTAACGCAGTTTCCGCAAGCCTGGATTGAATACCTTATTACTCGTAATCGCACAGATAATCCCAACTGGCCCGTGATGTTCTTCGCAGGGACAAACCCCGGCGGTGTAGGGCATGGGTGGGTTAAGTCTCGTTTCATCGACCCTGTACCACCCGAGACTATAAACACGGTCGAACTTGAAGATGGTCATACAGTCACGCGAGTTTTCATCCCAGCTAAAGTAGACGACCACCCAAGCGAGAAGTTCCGTGAAGACTACTCTCGAAAGCTAGCAGCAATCTCCGATCCGCAGTTACGCAAAGCTCTCAGAGATGGCGATTGGAACGTATTTGCCGGGCAGGTATTTACAGAATGGCGAACGAATTTACACACAATCGAGCCGTTTCAGATACCGGCACACTGGGTTAAGTGGTTTAGTTACGATCACGGCTACAACACGCAAGCAGCCGGGTCGTGGTTCACTAAAGACCCACAAACTGGAAGGACATTCAAATATCGCGAACTCTACGTCTCACAAGTGGGTGTTAAAGATATAGCCCAGCAGATAAAGATGTATGAGGGTGGCGAGAATATCACATTTAGATTAGCCGACCCAGCAATTTGGAAAGGTGCCGGCAACCAGAACACAGGCGACACGGTTGCCCAGATGTTCCAGAAAGAAGGTATTTCATTCCAACCAGCCAACAACGACCGTTTAGCAGGACTGGCGCAGTTCCACTCTATGCTTGCCCTTGCACCTGACGGGTTGCCGTGGCTGCAGTACTTCACTTCATGCGTGGAAAGCATACGCACTATTCCGGCTTTACCTTATGACAAAAACAGAGTCGAAGATGTTGATACCAACGCCGAGGACCACTTGTACGATTCTGATCGATATGGACTGATCGGACAGCGTCCGGCGGTACGACCAACACCGCACAAGCCGCAGAACATGGTTAAACAAAAGTATAGGAGGTAAGGTGACAGCTAAAGAACTTAAATGGAAACACTTTCGAGGCGTTGACCAAACAGAAAAGGGAATACTAAACGGCTCTCTCGACAACCTTATTAAAATACTCATGGAGGCGAAATGACACAAGAACAGCAAGACCATGTTGACGGATTAACTCAAACATTCCGCATGTTAACGACTGAGAAATACGCACGGGGCGCGGCCGAACATGGCGGCAACCTTTTTGATGTCGATGTCTTACCTCTACTGCATATGCTTCGCGAAGAAGTTATTGATTCTTTCGTCTATCTACAGACGGCAATTGATAAGCTTGAGCAAAAGCAATGAACTACGATCAAGCATTCTGTGAGTCCTGTACAACTATATATTTAAAGGACTTAGGGCATACGTGTGATGATTAAGATTTTTAAAACACCAACTTGTGCATACTGCGCGCAAACAACTCGCTACCTAGATATGAAGGGTGCGAACTATGAAGTCATCGACATAACCGAGGTACACAGCAAAGAGTATAAGCAACTCGCAGAACTTTACGGCTTTAACGTTCCGCTCGTGACCGACGGGAATACGACCTATACGGGCTGGAACCTTGCGAAGTTAAATCAGATGGTTAACACCGCTCAGTAAAAAGTTATCCACAGGTTTGTGGTATAATGGTTATGTTATGGCTGCTACTATCAACCAACATCCACTAGGCGATACGCCGCACACCATTGAAGACAAAGTACGTTCTTTGCCTGCTAACCAAGGCTTGAACGAGTATGACATGTGGGTCAAGATAGACGCAGAAGTCGCACAAAGTTCATCTGACGGGAAGTTGAAAGCAGTTGAACGTTACGACGCGAACGGTAAAAACAAGCATGGCGCTAAGTAACCGTTAGAGTTTTCCACAGTATTTTGGTATAATATAGACAATCGGGCGAGGTCACAGGTATGTTGTGGCTCGCAAACCCGCCTCTAAAAAACAAGACGTAAAGCAAGAGACTACAGAGTCGTTTGACCCTGTAGATTTTGCTGTAACCGCATTTAACAGAAGCTGGAAATACACCAGTTCGAATTATCATCCACGTTGGGAACGAGCCTTTAAGCTCTACAACAACCAACGAACCGATCGGGCCTACGAAGGCATCACCAATACATTCGTCCCGATGACCTTTAGCACGGTAGAGACGCTCGTATCAGCTCTCGCCGGGAACAAACCAAGCTTCGACTTTATCCCTCCTCACCAAAAGCAAGATCAAAACACGCAGGTCTTAAACTCTCTCCTTGATTACTATTGGGATAAAGACCAGTGGAACATCAAAGTCATTAACTGGATACGCTCGTCTGTACTGTACGGAACGGGCATTGTTTTCCTTGTATGGGATATCGATCATCCGCGCATGGTTAACATCCCTCTCAGAGATTTCATCTTCAATCCAGCCTACGCAAACCTCGAGGAATGTGACGATGAGTTCTATTGTGGTCGTCGCTATATAACCACACTCGAAACTCTGAAGTCTTATCAAGTCGTTGACCCTGAAACGGGTGAAATGATCCCGAAGTACACGAATCTCGACCAAATAAACAATCAAGCTACGTCAAATGAAGAGAAGACCGACAAAGAACAGAAAGACATGTTCTACGGCTCAACAATTGATGGATCGGACGGGGACGACAATCAAGTTGAAGTTATTGAAATTTGGACAGGTACACGGACAGTTTCTGTGGCTAACCGCAAGGTCTGTATTGAAGACGTCGAAAATCCACACTACACACAAGCAAAGCAGACAAATGAGAACGCAACCAAAGGGATTATCCCGTTCGCTGCACAACGGAACTATATCGATGAGTCGCTCTTCTACGGGAAGGGTGAGCCGGAGACATTTGCCGAACAACAGGAACTCTTAAACGACCTGACAAACCAAAACACCGACGCTATTACCTACAACTTGAATCAAATGTACACGCTCGATCCTGATGCAGCTGACATGATCGAAGAAATCGAAAACATCCCGGGTGCTGTCTATCCGCTAAAGGACGGCCAGTTGAAACCTATCCCGATGCAGGCTATTCCAGCAAATGCCTTTAACGAGCGCATGAACATTAAGAACGAAATCCGGGAAACAACCGCCTCCGATCAGATTCTTAAGGGCGTTGCAGGGACTGGACACGGCGATCAAACCGCAACAGAAGTCCAAGCCCAAGTTGCAGGAGCTGCACAGCGGTTCGGCCTGAAGATCACACAGCTCGAGAATGAAGGTTTCCACCGATTAGCCCGCATTATCTTTGAAATGGTGCGCTTGTACGTTACGAAGCCCCAAATGGTACGTGTCGTGGGTAAAGATGGCGTGAATTGGGAAGAATTTAATCCTGAAGAATTTACCGATGGCGAATATGAACCACGCGTCCAGCTCGCTAATACCGTTCAGGCAAACAAACAAGCGGATATTGCTAAGTACAAGGAACTTATGGGCGCTATGATCGGCGACCCGATGATCAATAAGCAGGAATTATACAAGCTCGTGCTCCCCAAGGTCTTTGATCTTGATCCCGACGAAATCGGCTCACTCCTACAACCCGACGAACAGATGATGGCGATGCTGAGTCCACAACCGCAAGCACCTGCACCAGAACAACCGAAAATTAACATCTCCTTAAAGGGTGATCTGACACCTCCACAAGTAGACGCTGCTGCACAAATGGGCGGAGTCCAAACACCAGAAGGCGCACCAACCGCTATGGACTACGCCTCGGCACAAACTATGGGAATCACACCTGATCTAGCATTACACCACGACCAAAACGGTACTTTGCCGACCGAATTAAATGGTGAATCACTCGCCGAAGAACCAGTTGGAGTTAATCAGTGAGCGACCTTGCGGGCGCAACCCGGGCTTTCTTTCAAAGTCCCGCCGGGAAAGAGCTAACGGCTCGCTTACAGAAACGCGAGATCGATTTACTGCTTGAAGCTCGAGATAAGCAACGATCTGAATCACATGACTTCATTATGCAGTCTAAAGGCGTTAAAGAGGCTATCTCTGTCATTAAAACGCTCATGGCGTCCGATAAAACGAAGAAAGGGGGCAACTCCTAAGTTACTACTCGAAAGGGGCGCGTCTGCGGGGTTTTTACTTACAAAAACTAAATCTCGCCCGTACAAACCGTAGATGCATCCCTTTGGGCGAGTAACAACAGAGGAGAGAGGTTTTAAATGGACGAACAGACCACAACCGAGCAATCTACTGTCGAGACAGGCGCACCAGTTGCACAACCTGAAGCAGTTGAAACAAGCCCGGCGGCAGAAACCGCGCCAGTACAACCCGAAACAGAAACAAGCGAATCAACCAGCACTGAGCCGTCAGCTGACGAACAACTCAAAGCCTGGGCGCAGAATAAAGGCATTAATGTCGAGTCCGAAAGCGAACTAAAGCTCGCACAAATGGCTCGAAACGCTGAGAAGGCCATGCATGAGAAATCACGCAAAGCCGCAGAGCTTGAAAAGTCCGTCGTATCGGGCTTCGATTCAGCCGTCGAATCAGACGTCAACAATGGTCAGCTTGACCCAGATGATCCCCGCATTGCGGTCCGTCGTCTAGAAATCAAGCAGAACGTACGCGACTTCTTCGACACTACCCCCGAAGCTAAAGACTACGAACAGGACATGATCAAGATCGTGCAGAGTAAGCCGCATTTAAGCGACGACCTCGAAGCCTTATATGCCTTAGCGCTGAAAAACGATGTTTCCAGTAAAAAGGATTCTCTCAAATCTGAGGGTGCTAAAGAAGCCCTCGAGACGCTCGCTCAGAAGCAACGCGCAAGCGCGCCTGTCGGCAATGCCGTCAATCCCGTCGGTGGTGGCTCGCAAGAGATTACGCCGCAAAACGTTGACGATTTAGTCGCCAAACATGGAGCAGGTTCGGAGTGGTATCGCGCCAACCGAGCATCAATCCTCCGCGCTAGTGGGATGTCTTCAATCATCTAACTAACGTTCTATTGAAAGGAACATAAACATGGCACTTGGTACAAACCAAATGACCAGCACGACTGGTTCTGTCTTCCGCCCTAATGTATGGACTGCAGAAGCCCTCGAAGCTCGTCAGAAAAACCTCGTCCTCGTTCCTCTTGTTAAGCACTATGACCGTGACATCAAGAGTTCAGGACAGACAGTAGAAATCCCTAACATTTCTAACCTGTCAGCTAACGCTAAGGCTGCTAACACTCAAGTTACCCTTAACGCACCAACTGAAACCAAAACTACCCTAACAATCAACCAGCACTACGAAAGCTCTGTACTTATCGAAGATTTCCTCGATGCACAGGCTGCTTACGACTTGGCTGCTGAGTACACCAAGAAGACCGGTTACGCTATCGCTGAAAAGATGGATAGCTTTGTCGCTACCGACATGACCAACAACTTCACCCAGGTTCTCGGCGCTTATGGCACTGCTTTGAGTGATACCACTATCTTGATCGCTAACCGCTATCTTGATGATGCTAAAGCTCCTGGCGACGGCCGTAACTTGGTTGTTTCACCTCAGGGTAAGCAAGAACTGCTCGCGATTGATAAGTATGTCCGTTACGACGCCCTCGGCATCGGCGGTTCTGACAACTCAATCAAGAACGGTCAAATCGGCGAAATCTATGGCATCAAAGTATTTATGTCACAGAACCTCGTCGTAACCGCTGGCACTCCGACTCAGAACAACCACCTGTTGTTCCACACGGAAGCTTACGCAATTGCTGTTCAGAAGGACATGAAGTTCGAGACTCAGCGCAAAGTTGAGTACTTGGGCGACCTGTACGTCTGTAGCGCATTGTGGGGCGGTAAAGTTCTCCGCACCGACCACGGTGTAACCATTAAGTCCTAATCCGACTTAGGGAGGGGCTGTCATGGCCTCTCCCACCAATTTAATGAATGAAAGGCGAGATTACATGAACGAATTACCACTTGAAAATAAAGTTGCTTACTTAGAAGAGCAACTAGGGCAAACCCTGGCTATTATTTATCGGAACGAAATTGATCATGAACATGCAGTTGAGCAGAACAATGAAAACTTGGCTGCTGAGACTGACTTTAATAACAAGCAGTTGAAGAAGAAAGTTACCTTCTTAAACCGTAAGTTGGATGAGCTACGGGCTGCTCAGAATGACCAAGCCTAAGTTAGCCGTTATTTTCCCCTCGCGTGGCCTGGTCTTCTCTGAGACGATCGAAGAATTGCTGCGCGAGTTGGCAGGGATAGATCATCAGATATTCTTCGCTCACGGGTTATCACTTCCAGAGTGTTTTAACGCACCGATAGAGGAAGCAATGAATGACAAGTCGTTTACGCACATTCTAATCTGTGAGGACGATATGATACTTCCTAAAGGCATTTTAAAGAAGATGCTGAAAGAGGATTATCTTGTAGTCGCGTTAGACTACCCATTTAAAGAGAATGACCAGGCCACTGTATTACGCGATCCCGAAGGTTGGGGCTTTTACTCCGGCACGGGACTTTTACTCGTCCAGCGGCTCATTTTCGAGAAACTACCCAAACCATACTTTCAAACGGGTGTGTTTTGGGAAATGATCATCCGTAAGGGCGGATTGCTAGAGTTTTGGCCGCACGACGTATCGGACAAGAAACGCTACGGCCTACACGACATGAACTTCGGGATGACCCTGTATGCGAACGGAATCCGAACGCTCGTTATGCCCGAAGTCGCCGGACAACGCAAGCTTCGTGAACTCGGCAAACCGAATACGAACCAAGGCGCTCACGACATCTACGAATTGAGAGGTGTCGTTGAGAATAACGTCATCCAGGCCGAAGACCAACTAGAAGTGTTCTTACGAGCCATGAAAGGGGTAAGTGGGGTGAAGATCAGCACCACAACACCTGACGACATTGTATACGTTAATGGAAAGGCAACACTCAAGCAATGATTGCCGTCATATTACCAAGTAGGGGACTGAGCGTATCTCGCACCATCGAACATATCCTACGCAATCTTAAGGGTCACGACTATAAGATTTACTTTTCACACAAACAGCCGATTCCCACCTGTTTTAACAAACCGCTCGCCAAAGCCTTAAAGAATAAAGCCGTTACCCATATCTGGTTTGTTGAAGACGATATGAAGATTCCAGATGGGACACTCGATAGCTTGCTCGCACTAAATAAGCCTGCCGTGGCGTGTGACTATCCAGTCACGGAAACGTCAGGTTCAATGCTGTACGATCCGAGCGGAAAAGCCTACTTCTCAGGTACGGGCTGCTTACTTGTGCGTCGGGAAGTTTTAACCAAATTAAAGAATCCGATGTTCCGCAGTGATATTGCGTGGGCCTACAAAGCCACGAAACACGGCATGAACTTCATAGCGCGTAAAGCTGAAAAGAACGTCTACGGCTACCACGATGTCACACTCGGATTGAAACTGTACCTTTCGGGAACACCGATTGAAGTAAGCGAGGTAGTCTGCGGGCAATACAAGCTTATGAATCTCGGAGAAAAGGGAACGAACGCAGGCCAACACACGCTTGCTGAACTAAATTCCTTGAAGAAGCTCGACTTTGCTAAGACGGTGTATGAGTCAGAACCAGACGAGACAGCCGATGAACTATTCCTCCTGGATAAAGAGCTTATCAGACTCAGTAAACAAAGCCCTCTAGTACAAAGTGGCAAAGCTAAACAGGTTAAGCTTCAACGGAAATATATCACCTTAGACTTTGCCGATTGGCCGGAACTACTGAAGGAGTTTGTATGAAGTTACTCGTCGTTTTAATAACCTACAACCGTCTGGCCTACACTAAGCGTACCCTTGACGCGTTCCGCAGCACGATCACTGTACCGCATTTCCTCGTGATCGTAGACAACCAAAGCACGGACGGCACACGGGAATGGCTCAAAGATTCGGGAGCGGATCTCATCATAAAGAACCCTGACAATTACTACCCTGGAAAAGCTTGTAATATCGGTTGGGAAGAGGGACTGAAACACTATTCAGAAGCGACTCATTTGATGCGGCTCGATAATGACATGGAGCTTCTTCCTGGATGGGATACAAAGGCGAAAGAGTACTTTAAAACAATCCCTGAACTCGGACAATTGGGCTTAGATCACGAAGCAATCGAACACCCCATGGCAAAGCTGAAAGAACTCAACATTAACGGTATGAAGCTCAACCCGTGGCCTGGTAACGTCGGTGGGCCGAACATTATATCCCGCGCTGTGTGGGATAGAGGTATCCGCTATTCAGAAGCACGGTGGTCGCATGAAGTAGACATACCGACACCGCAAGAAGACTGTCAGCTAAGTGCCGATATTCTCCGAGCAGGCTACCTCATGGGACATATGACCGAACGGTTAAGCTTTACCTTTGCGAATCAATCAAATTGGTCGGAATACCCCGACTATTACCGTAAAACAATGGAAGAAAGGGGCTATAAGAATGTCCACTCCTGGTTATGGGAAGATGCTCATAATTCTACCGAGCAGAAACCGCGCACAGAAAATTGAAGAAGCAATAACATGCTGGCGAGAGACGCGTGACTTTGCTGACCTTCTGGTTTGTTTAGATGACGACGACCCTCAACTGAACGACTACAAGCGTCATAAGGATGTGATATATGACGTAGGTGAACGTATAAGATTATGTCCGACTGTAAACCGAGCCATTAAAGACCATCCAGGCTATGACTATTACGGCTTTATCGGAGATGATCACCGTTTCCGCACACAGGGATGGGATACGCAGTTTCGTGACGTTATAGAAGAACATGGCGGATGGGGCGTAGCCTATGGGGATGATATGCTCCAAGGGCAAAAATTAGCAACCGCAGCCGTCTTGAGCGCGAATATCGTGAACACACTCGGTTACATGGCGCTACCTGGTACAACCCATTTATTTATGGACAACTTCCACATGGAGATCGGGCAGGGCATAGACCGGCTCTTCTTTATTCCTCATGTCGTCATTGAGCACATGCACTACTCAGTTGGGAAGAGCGAAAGTGATGACTTATATGTTGAAGTAAACAGCGACGAAATGCTGAGTCACGACGGCATGGTTTTTAGAGAATGGTCACAGACCAAGAAGGCCGAAGACATAGCCAAACTACGGGAGGTTATGAATGCGAGTTAGACTACGCCCGGCATACAGTGAGGATCAGCTTAAAGAAATCTATGCCACTCCTCACCAACATAAACAATGGAAAGACCACATACAGCGTGTCGAATCTACAATCGCCTTAGCTAAATGGTTTAATGCTAACTCAGTTGCAGACCTTTCTTGCGGCGATGGGGTAATAATCGACTCGCTCGATGCAGCAATTAAAATTAAGGGCGATTATGCGCCCGGCTACGAGTTCACAGGCCCGATCGAACAGACTATTACGCAAATACCAAACGTTGAACTCTTCATTTTAAGCGAAACGCTTGAACATTTAGACGACCCCGATGCGGTACTGCGACAAATTCGTCAGAAAACTAAATACCTTGTCCTTTCGACACCAAACGGCGAAACCGATACCGAAAATCCACAGCATTATTGGGGATGGAATAATGCTGATGTCAAAGAGATGTTACAAGAGGCTGGATTTAAGCCCGTCATCTATCAATCTCTCGAGTTTTTCGAAGATCCATATACATATAACTACCAAATTTGGGGGTGCAAATGAACTATAAAGATAAGAAGGTAGCCGTTTCGGGGCATGATGGCTTTCTTGGGCGTGAACTGACTAATAAACTCGTGGAACTTGGAGCTAACGTTTACTCAATCGTGGGAGACATTCGCGACCCGGAAACGTTTAAAGCTTTGGATTATACGTATGATTACGTTTTTCATTTCGCTGCACCGAGTTCCCAGGTTCTCTTCAAGCGCCAACCAGATTACGCTATCGAAACTACGATTAAAGGATTTCTAAATGTCGCCAAGAAGTGTCGCGAAGAGGGTATCAAATTGATTTACCCTTCGACTGGTGTACTCAGTCAGGGCGGGACAAATGAGTACTCTCGCTGTAAACAGCTCTGTGAGGACTACCATAGAGGCTCAGGACTCGACGCCTTAGCAGTTCGTATATTCGCGACCTACGGGGAGCAAGAGTATCGCAAACGCGATTTCGCGAGCGTTCCGTACCTTTTTGCTCGAGACATTGTTAATGGAAAGTCACCTGTTGTGTTCGGTGACGGCTCACAAGTCCGGGATTTTGTGTATATCACTGATGTTATAAACGCAATTACAATCCTAGCTGAAGAGTGCAACGATCCAGTCATCGACATTGGGAGCGGGGAGAGTGTCAGTTTCAATACGATCATCGACTCGATTAATAATCTTGTTACCGAACCCGTGAAGCCTACCTATGTTAATAAACCCGCAAACTATGTCCAAGAAACCTCAGCGAATGTTAACCGATTACATGATTTCTACATACCTCAGACAAATTTAGAAACGGGAATCCGGGCCATTATTGATGCCCTCAATCGGAAATAACGCCGAAAAATGGTATAATTAAAGCAACCGGGCGAGGGTAGGAATTACCCTTGAGTAACCCTTTTCTCGAAAAAGTCCAAGCTACACAAAGCAATCTAGCCACGAAGCAAGAAGAAGACAACCGTCTTGCTACTCTTATTCATGCAATCGAAAACTCAGCCGATGGCACAAGTAAACAACTCGTCGCGACTATTAAAGATCTAGCCCTGACTAGTCTCGTAAGTAAAGATCCGGCAATCACTCGAGTAGTCAAAGACCTGGCGACCTTACTAGAACAGACCGCGATCAAGGTTCAAGACTTACAGAACTCTGGCGTTGATCTGTCAAAGGAAAGCACTGAAGCCATAGCAAAGGCACTATCCGGCCTCCCAGACGCCTTAAAAGATGCAGATCAAAGCAGGCAGCTCATCCCTTATCTCCAAAAGTTAAACCAAACCGTCGCAAATAAAGATACCTCAGTCACCGTCAAACCTACCATAGACCTAAAACCTCTTGAAAAGTATGTTTCAGCGATTGAAAAGGCAGTTACCGGTCAAGGAACGAGTGTTGATCTCACACCCCTTCAAGCAGCTATCACGGATGTTAAATCAGCGATCGAGAACCAGTCGTTTCCAGTACCCAATTTTGTACTACCGTTTAAAAACGCTAATGGGGCAGCAACGCAGGCTAGCGTTGTTACCTCAACTTCTGATAGCACGAAAATTGGTATCGTCGCTTTAAATCCTGACGGTTCAAATATATCAGGTGGCAGTGGTGGTGGCGGTGCAGGGACGCAGTACGCAGACGGAACAGTGCGCGGTACGGCTACAGGCACGCTCATGATGGTTGATGATGGTACAAATATTCAGAGTGCTGCGGGAACAGCAGGTGGCTTATTAAAAGTAGACCTCTCAGGGACAAGTGCAAACAGCACCGCCATTAAAACTGATGGTTCAGCTGTTACACAGCCCGTATCCGCAGCAAGTCTTCCACTTCCATCGGGCGCAGCTACCAGTGCGAAGCAACCCGCACTTGGTACAGCCGGCAGTGCCTCTAGTGACGTCTTAACGGTGCAGGGTATCGCCTCAATGACCGCCCTCAAAGTAGACGGTTCGGCCGTGACTCAACCAATAAGTGCCGCAGCTCTTCCGTTGCCATCGGGCGCAGCTACAGAAACAACACTCAGCGGTATAAGTACAAAACTTACCGACGGGACCCAAAAAGTAATTGCCGCAGGAGATGTGGCTTCGGCTGCTACCGACACCGGCAATCCCATCAAAGTAGGCACGAAGTATAACGCTACGCAGCCTACTTTTACCGACGGCCAACGTGGGGAGTTTCAAATAAACTCTCGGGGTGAATTAAAGGTCTCAATCACGCAGGCTACCTCATCAGCAACCGTTAACACCGCAGCAGACGGGGCGACAGGTACTGGTGGACTTGTAGAAAACGCTCGTAACCAGGTGTATAACGGTTCTACTTGGGATATGGCGCGTTCTGCAACGAGCGCAGCGGGGACGACAGGTACAGGTTTGCTCGGGGCAGGCGCACTCGGCTTTGATGGAACTAACTACCAACGACTAAAAACCGACACTGGAGGAGTGCAGTATCACGCCTCAGCCGCCAACGCTACGGTAACAGGTGCATCCATCAGCTACCAAAGCGCCCTTACCAATACAAAAGTTGCAGTGAAAGCGTCAGCAGGAAACCTCTACGGTTATCATATATATAATCCCAATACCTCAGTCGTTTACATTCAAATATTCAACCTGGCGAGCGCCTCGGTTACGCTCGGTACGACAACGCCAACAATGGTGTTAGTCGTACCTGCCAACGGGTGGCTTGAGCTTATGTTCCCAGTTCCGATCAGCTTTGGTACAGCTATCACCCTGGCGGCAACAACTACCGCATCGGGATCAACCGCGCCATCATCAACACTAATCGCTAACTTCTTCTACGCTTAGGAGTAATATGTCAGCATTCGGAACCAGTACGAACGTCTTAGCAAATCGTCAAGATGACACCACGAACTCAACTGCCTCTCAGCGTATTGAAACCGGCTGGGGGGTTATGACGCCTGGTGTGTCCAATCAGGCTTCGGAAACAGTGACTTTCCAGACGCCTTTTGCCGCACGGCCGATTGTTGTCATCTGCGCCGGCGGCGACGCTGTTTCTGCTACGACCTATGGGTCGGGTGGCAATATCGTACAAGCAGCTAATTACGCCAAAGCTCATAGCATTACCACCTCATCTTTTGTAGCCCAGATTAATGCCCCGTCTAACTATGCTGCCGGCAACACGGTATTTTATCAGTGGATAGCGATAGGCTAAGGCTATAATCTCGAAGGCTTAAATGGTATAATGTAAGTAATCGGGCGAGGTGGAGTATCCACCTTGGCATACACTCTTGGCGATTTAACCACTCGCGTACAAAAGAAGATTAAAGACACCAGTTTTGCGACTGGTAATATAACTGATTACCTCAACGACGCGCAAAATGATCTCTTAAATGAGTACAATCTCCGCTTCATGGAGACTTCTCAAACTTATACGCTGACGGCTAATAACGCCGATATAACGTCAGGCGGCTCACTGCCGACTAATTTAGTACGCCCTAAGAACATCGTTATAACCTACAACGGCTTCGAGCAGAAGCTTATGTACATGACCCAAGAGGAAATTGACGAGATTTTCCCAGACCCAACCGACACAACACTCTACCAGGCAAATACACCTCTATACTGGTATCGCTTTGGCAACACGATAAAAGTCTTCCCAACACCTGATAAAGCCTACACCGTAACACTCGAATACCTGAAGAGTCCGACAGAATTATCGAGCGCCGCTGATGTTCCCGACCTTCCGCAAGAGTTCCGAGAATATCTAGTTCTCGGTGCAGCCGGGCGAGCCATGGAAGAGAAAGATAACTACGACCAAGCAGCTTATTTGTTAAATCGAGCTTCAACTATTGGAGCTAAACTCGTTGCCCGGTATGGCCGCAGACAGTCAGGTCAACCGACGGTTATGAGAATTAACCGGGTTCGTCATGCCTCGAGTAACTAGATTACTTCCCATCGCGAACATTTCGAGCAGGCAAATTGAAAAACCATTTGTCGGCTTTATCGACGGTATTAATACCTATGCTATTGATGAGGAGGTAAAAGACACACAACTTCGTTTAGCTCAAGATGCCCGCATTACCAATCTCGGGGCGTATAAAACTCGACAGGGCGCAGACCACTATAGTTCTGCCGCCGGACAAGCGCTCGATACGCAATTAACCAGCACTACGGGAGCGTCAAGCGCGACTTTCGGTACAATATCGTGGCTCGCTCAGAAGTTCGTTCCTGGAACTACAGGCCGCTTAGTACGAGTTGATCTGAACCTCAAGAACTCCAATAGCGCTACTGGTACTGTCCTTGTGAAAATCTACAGTGATAGTGGTGGATCACCAGGCAGCGAGTTAGCGTCTAGCTCTATAGCCACAACCGATATTACAAGCACATACCAATACCTAACCGCCCGATTTATCAAAACACCCCAGGTTACAAATGGATCAACATATTGGATTGTCTGCTACATTCAAGACGGCGGCACAAACTCCTATTCCTGGAGTTCTACGACCTCTGCCACCACTGCTAAGACTTCGGCGAACGCTGGCACTTCATGGTCAACGACAAGTTACGCCCTAAATTATAAAACCTACGTTGCAACCGACTCGCCGTGTCTCGGTGTTTATCGGGCATATAAGAGTAACGGTACGAAGGCCACTTTGTTCGCTCACGGTACGAGTGTCTACAGCGTATCTGATACCGACGGCTCTCTCACGGCTATTAAGACCGGACTTAACGCCGCCGCCACTAAATATCGATTCGCGAAAGCCAATGATGTTGTTTACTACGTCAACGGTGTCGATTCAAATCAAAAGTGGGATTTTACTACCGCCGCAGTAACGGGCGGTAGTCCAGCAATTGCTTCAAACATTATCGAGCATAAGGGTGTTATGTTCTACCAGGACGCTTCCGATCCAAATAAGTATTTCTGGTCTAATTTTGGGGTATACGAAACCTTCACCTCGACAGATTTTAACTATGTACCGAGCCCAAAGACCGGAGATCCGCTTGTTGCATGGGAGAAACTAAACGATACGCTCGTAATGATTACGAGACACAACAAGTTCCAGCTCTATGGCTCAAATAATGCCACATGGCAGCTCGTTCAATCCACGGGACGCAAAGGAACATATAGCCAGGAATCTATAGCCACTGACACTAACTATATCTACTTTGCAGCAGACGATGGGATTTACCGGTTTAACGGAACTCAAGACGAATTAATCTCTGGGCCAATCTATCAGGATTATCTAAATATATCGAGCAAGGAAAAGATCGTCCTCAATGTAAATCAAGGGCGTCTTAGAGTCTATTACCCTGATACTGGTTCGGCCGTAAACAACAAGTGCTACGTCTATAACATAGCGCTCAGTAAGTGGGAAAGCCAAGACACCGATACGTATGTTTCGTTCGCCTATAGCATGTATGATGACTCAAATAAATTACTGATTGGCAGCTCCTATGTCGGGGCGGTCTATTATCAAGAACAAACCTCTAACGACTACACCAATCTCGGCGCGCCGATTAATTACGAACTTCGGACACATTACTACAACTTTGGGTTTCCTGGACAGGAAAAAGAAATTCGAACATGGAAGCCTCGTTTCACGGCGCAGTCGGGCGCGTATAGCGTCACCTGTCAGTATGCATATAACAAGCGGGACACTGCCAACCTTGCACCGAACGGAACGGTTAATGTCCAGGGTTCGGGGTCAGCGTGGGGGACGGCTATTTGGGGAGCATTTACCTGGGGTAGAGAAGCCTTTATTGAACCTAATCTTAACGTACCAGGCCAGTATAGTTACATCCAGCTTCGCTATAAGCATTATGCGGCCCGGCAACCGGTTGAGTTCTTCGGACACACACTAATTGTTCAAGTTAGGAAGATGAAGTAATGGCAAGCATACAACCAATCGTACCCGGTACTGATACTAGCCTCGCGTATAACCAGATAAACCAGAACTTTAGAAGTATCGATCAACAGATTAGTAAATCCGGGTTCATCATCGTAAAAGAGGGAAGCATAGTTATGCCACAAGTAAGTGTAGCGACCGGCGTCAATCAGTACGGTACTTTTTTTGGCACTAGTAATGTCGATGCTCATAATCTAGGCTTTGTACCAGTTGTCATTGCGTTTCTCGATTATGGCACTACTTATGTTCCGCTACCTTGGACGTTTATTGATTCAAATAGCTCCAACTTGTTTGTTCAATTGAACTATAGGATTGTGGCGGACGAAACTAACGTAACGGCTGCTTCGGATGCATTTGCCTTTAACGTTACCACTATAGCCGGTGGCGCTCCTACAGCTAAATACTTCTTATTACAAAAAACGGTTAACCAATAAGTCTAAATCTGGTATAATACAAGTAACGTACGGGCGTACACATACTCATATATGGCACGCTCGCTAGATCAAATTATTGCCGAAATGGATCCTGGGTACGCACCCTCCAGGGATATTGTCACGCAGCAAATTAACGCCCTCGATCCTGCACAGCAAGCCCAAGAACAAGGGCTTAATGCACAGAAGGATCAAGGCTTTAAAGATATTGTTGACCAGGCACGTACACGAGGCATGGGTTTTGGTGGTATACCCTTAAGCGAGCAGGCTACATACTTATCTTCAAACTACCTTCCAGCGCTTGCTAATCTAAAGAGTACGTTCGCCACTAAAAAAGCCGATCTTGCCTCAACCCTCGCCGACCTTAATAAAGAACAACGTAACACGGCATTAGGCTTACAACAAACCGAACTAAACCGCGAAGAGCAAGCCCGTGAAGCCGCCGCAGCACGAGCCGCCGCAGCATCTGCCGCGAGTTCTAATAGTGATTGGTTAAGCGCTTTAACTGGTGGCGGACGGGGTGGGGCAGATAATGCTCCAGCTTGGCAGAAGCTTATGCAACAGAAAGCTGGTGGTGGCTTTAATTTCCAAGATCTTAGCGGAAAAGCGACGAGTGCCGCAACCTTCGCGAAGATCAATGGTATCAACATTGCCGATCTCCTCCACAACATGGCGAACTCAGGTGATAAGTTTGCAGGTGCAGCTTACTCAGATATCGCTCGCAACAACGGCAAGATTACTCCGCAACTTATGAGTAAGTACTCAAGCCTGTTTTGGGGCGAAGTGCCAGCTGCTCCACAGCCTCCTAAGAAAACTTCGGTGGCACAGGGGACGCTTAAAACAGCGTTTACGCCTAACATACTCGGTATAAATAATCCTATGGCACTGAGGCGGTAATATGGCAAACCAACCTTTTCAATTCACCCCAGCACCTCATCAGTTTGAATATGACTTTGGTAGCCATGCTCCAAAACCGAAAGAGAATATTCTCCAACATTTCCTGCCATCCATAGGTGGCACAGGAGGTGGTGCTGCAGGAGCAGCTATTGGAACAGCTATAGCGCCAGGTGTCGGTACGCTTGTAGGTGCATTACTAGGTGGCGCTCTTGGTGGCGGTGCTGGTAAAGTCGCCGAAAATGCCTCCTCTCATCAGGCACTCGGTAACGGGGTACTTGGTGAAGCCGCTTTAAATGGCGTAATGAGCGCAGGCCCACTTCGATTACTGAAATTCGGACAAGAGGCGGGGCTAGGACTAAAAGCCGGCGATGGTTTAGCAGAAGCCCTCAGTGGCGCAGGTACAAAAGCTGTTAACTCTAGCATTAGAGCAGGGGTAGGCAAATCACTCAATGCCACGAGTGACAACCTTGCTATTAAGAATTTCCGCCTAACACCGACCCAACTTAAGAACTTCAATAGTAAGTACGGCGAAGATGCCGCAGATGTCATTAAGCGCTACAGCTTGGTAGGTAAGGATGCAGGCCAGATTTCAGATCAAGTTATCAAACCACTACAAGACCAGTTTACCGAAGGCGTTGCTCAGATCCCATCTATCAATAAGCAGACGATTATTGATTCTCTGAAATCCAAAGCAGCAAGCCTTATAGACAGTCACGCACCAGATACTGTCAATGTTGGCAAGCAACTTATGCAGGTTACAAAGGGACTCGATAAGAAACTCGGCGAATCTGTCTCGGGTAGTGATTTAAATGGTATCAAGAATGAATTTGACAGTCTCGTTAACTACACCGAGAAAGCTGCTAATCCATCTAATTACAAAGTGAACAAGCAGGTTGCCGACGCACTACGATCGGTTATTCACAATGCCGGAGATACTGCCGGAGTAACCGTTAATGGTACGACGCTTAAAAACGCGGGTATGGAACTTAGCAAACTGCGTCAACTGACTGATAACATCGCGAAACAATCTCAGCTCGGACGCGGTAGTCTCCCGATCAGCCTATCAACTGTTCCTGGGGCAATCGCAGGTGGCGCAGGAGCGGGGCCGCTCGGCGCAGTTGGTGGTATCGTTGGAAGCTCTGTAATAAACAGCAACGCCGGACGTACCGCTGTCGCTAAGGGTGCTGCGAAAGTGGGAGATAATTTACTCGCAAAAGGCGAGAAGTCAGCGACTAAAGCATTCGGCCCTGTATCTATAGGTAAGCGGGTAGGTGCAGCGGGGCTTGTTGATGCAGGTATTAATTCGTCGAAAGACATGAGCCAAGCGAGCGCCGATCCATTTGCGGCTAAAGCTGATGAACTTAACGGTTCTGTCGCGAGTGATGGGTCTAATGGCGACATGAGCGGTACTGATGGTCAAGCCCAGCAGTCCGGCATGCAGCAACGTGAACTTGCCGCTATTCTGACCGACATACAAGCTACAGGCGGGAAGAACATTGACAAGATTCAAACTGTCTTTAGCTTACTTAACCCTCAGCCAAAACCCTTAAACTCTCAGCAACAGCAGCAGCAGAATAACGCGCTTTCGGGGCTATCAGATATTCAGAACATTCAGAACATGCTAGCTAAAGACCCAAGTATTGCCGTGAAAGACTCTATCCCAGGCGGAAGTGTCGCCCACCGCTTAACGGGGACTACAGATTATGAAGCCGCTAAACAGAACGTCGTTGATGTTATTTCTCGTCTTCGCTCAGGCGCAGCTATTACCGAAGGCGAAGCAAAACGCTACATGTCTCTCTTGCCACAAGCAGGAGACAGTGCTCAAAGCGCCAATACGAAGTTAAGCCGTCTCGCTGAATTACTCAATGGGTTCGCAAGCCCACAACCAGCAAGCAATGGCGATCTCGCCAGTGTATTAAGTGAAATGCAGTAGTTAATCGGCAAAGATTAAGACAAGCCCGACTATCGCGCCTATCAGTAAACCGCCTACTAATTCGATCATAGAGCTAATACTACCATACTTTAGCTATTATTGCAACCCCTAATAACAATTTGTGGTTGTAGTGCCAGAAAAGGTATTAGAAGTACAGTGGAGGGGAGCGACGGCCTTGTACGAGTTTGCATTAACGTATTTAATAGCCTCTGTTCTTAGATTGTTATACTGAGCTGCCAGATCATTATATTGCGTTTGCAGTTTCGTATAATCTTCTTCGCTGTGAGTGGAGAATATATCCGTTGCGGGGTGAGCTAGATCATACGCCACGCCGTCTTTAAAGCCAACACCGTGACCCGAAGCGTAACCCTTTTTGTACCCGTTATGTTCGCCTAATCTATAGAGTGATACACTGCCAAGCACCAGTATAGCGACGATCACAACGGATATAAGCTGCCAATTCGTGCTAAGAAATGCCTTCATATACCCGAATAATATGCCTATATTGTTCAAAACGCAAGCATGATAAGTTCAAAAATGGTATAATGTAAGTAATCGGGCGAGGTGGAGTATCCACCTTGGGACTTATCTCTATAACAAATGTCAGTGACGGCAACACCGCGACCGCTGCTGACGTCAACACGCCGTTAAATACAATTGTAACGGCTATTAATGGCAACCTCGATGCTAATAACCTATCCAACAATGCCGTCTCGACGGCAAAGCTTCAAGATGCCGCCGTGACAGCTACTAAGCTTGGCTTAGCTCCTTCCACCTATACCAGTTCAGGCACCGGTGGAGGCACAGGGTATTACGTGAATCTTGGGGGCATAAAGATTTGCTGGGGAACAACTGGAACGCTCGGCCCAGCATCAGGATACACTACATGTACCATCAGCCTACCTACCGGTTTCTTCTCGGCTATTCAGTCATATAACGTTAGCTTATCATCAATTGCAACCACACAAGACCAAAGAATAACTGGCAATTCGGCACCCTCTACTTCTACTATTTCTTACTACTGGTATTCCTCCACACCTGCTACAAGTTCAGTTAGCTGGCTTGTCATCGGATCATGACATGGCAACTAAATCAGAAAATGCGGATATAGCAGTGCTACAGACACAAATGGCAAACGTTGAGGCCGCTGTTAGGCGAATAGAAACGAAGATTGATAACCAGTCAAACGCCTATGTAACTCACTCAGAATTTGACTCATATAAGAAAAGCCAGACCTGGCAGAAGGTATCACTTGGCATAGCCTCTGTGATTATCGGCGCATTGGTAACATATTTCTTTTCAACCGTAGGCAAGTAATGAGAGCACCGTCATCAAACCCAATTACTCTCAAATTCGGGGCTACAACTGACCCCTATACTCCTTCGAGTCCACATAAGGGGACTGATTTCTCGTATCAGCCTGACAGCACAATCTATGCCCCTTTCAGTGGCGTTGTCCAACTCGTCCCAAACAACGGTAACGATGGGAATGGGGTATATATGACGTCCGGAAACCAGTTCCACGGCATGTTACATACCTCTAAATATCTAGTCCCAAACGGTGCCAGCGTTACGGAAGGCCAACCAATCGCCATTATGGGTGACACCGGCTATGCCTTTGGCGTTCATCTTCATTGGTGCGTCAAGTTAAACGGAGTGTTTATAGACCCTATGAGTTTAGTAACTGAAAAAGGAGAGGATATGAACGTATCACGGGAAGAAGTAATAGAAATGTATAAACTGGCCGTCCCCGGTCAAGGCGTCAACGATGACTTCGTGAAAGTTTACACAGGGAAGCCCCTCGATGACGTGATTCATGCACTTCGTGACGACCCAAGCATAAACGGTTATCGTGACAAGCTGTTGGCTGCCGGCCAGCCTATTGACGTAACAATTAACGGGACGAAGTTCGTACCGAGCAAGTAAGGAGTAATCAATGAAACTTAAAGCTTTTTTAGTAACCCAGTTACAGCGCCCTTTAGTAGCGCGAGCCTTGCATACCTTCATACAGGCTTTCTTGGCCGTATGGCTTGTGAACGGGATGTCACTCGACAAGGTAACGCTCACCGCTGGCGTTGCTGCGGGCATATCCGCCCTTAAGACGCTACTCGTTACCTAC